ATATATAGCTATAGATAGTTTATCATTCTCTGCACTAATTGCACTTCTGAATACAACTAAATCCATATCTATAAGAGCAATCATTTAGTTTTCCAATGCTGGTAAGTGAATCACTGCTAAAGAAATTGTACCTGTTAGTTCTGGTAAAGCTTCTAGAGCTGGTAAGTAAGTTTCATTAGTTGGTTCAATGGTAGGTAAAGATATGTCTTCACTCCATTGCCAAGTAACAGGTTGGCTATTAATTACTTTGCCAATCTTAGCTTCATCTTTAGTCATAACACCTAGTAAACCTAGTACAAGGAACACTCCGAAGAGTGTTACCATTGTATCTTTTGATTTCTTTTTCATCTTTGTCTCCTAAATTAATACATCAGTTAGTTCATCTGTTACTTCAGCTTGATTAGTACCAAGTACATAACCTTCGTACATTTTAGCTAAACTAATAACATCATTAGCAGTAACAGACTTACCATCAATAGCTAATGTATTAACTGCATTACCTAATGAAGATTGTTTAATTATATAAGCTTGAGTTTGAGCTCGTTCATCTACTGTAGGATAGTTACTTCCTCCACTAAATGATTTTCCTTTGCTTGCTACTGCAGTAGTCGTAGAAGCTGGTGCTTCTTCTCCTTCACCAAGAATCTTAGTCCATTGCCAGTAACCATTGTTATCTTTAACTGTTGCTATGTTTACTGCATCACCTTTAGTCCATCCTTGTGCTGTTTTAAACACAGCAGGTGCAGCGAATGACATTAGTTTCTTAGACTGTGTTTGTCCTTGGTCATTCTTGTATGTTATTTCTAAAGATTGATACTCTCTACCATTCTTTGCCGAGTGAGTATTAACACTCCCTACATCTATTACATTAATTTCCATGTACTTCTCCTTTTGTTGTTAATATATAGCTTTTTTTTAACAGCTATATTATTAGTATAACATACATCTATATCAAAGTCAAGTCATTATAGTTCCTCCTCTAAGTTACCCCATGTCTTACCTACTTGTATATCTACACGCATAGGTAGGTTGAATTCTTTACCGAATAGTTTCTCAAAGTTCTTAGGAACATCTTCAAAGGCAGCTCTTACTATAGGTACTAGCTTCTCTTTGGATACAGTTGATTCATCATAATCTATCATAATAGAATCATGTACTGTATTAATTAGTTTAAGACCTATAGTACCATTAAGTCTATTTCTTAGGCTAACCCTAGCAATAGCCATCAAGTCTGCACCTAACCCTTGTACAGGGTAGTTAAGTATTCTTGTTCTAGGAAACTTAGGTTTACCATATGCACTTATCTCAGGTAAGAAGTTGTATTGTCTACCTGTTGGCATAGTTAGTTGAGCGTTCATCTTAGCATCTTCAAAGATTTCTTCATGCCAATCACCTAGTCCTGTATATTTTTTATAGAATTGTTTGATAACATCATCCCAAAATCTTTCATCACCTATGTCCTTAAAGTTATGGTCTAATGCATAACTGTAAGCACTACCACCATAGATTAATCTGAAGACAAACGTCTTAGCGATTAACCTAGATGGTAATCCAAATCTTGTTTGGTTATCTGTATGTTGGTCTACTTGATTATGTATCTCATTCATAGCTACCTTATCTTGTGATAGGTATGCTGCACACACCCATTCAAGAGCTTTAGCATCTGCATTTAATAACATTACTGTTCTCCATATTGTGATACAAAGAGTGTCTTAATCTCTCCATCAAAGTTTTGTAGGTTAGGCTTACTACTACTTAGCCTGCCTGTTTTTGCTACACATTGATTGAGCTGTCCATGTATCTTACCTTTAGTCCAGTTCATCTTATCAATTAGTTTACATAGTCCTATGTAATATGTTGAGGCTCGTTTCTCTAGTGTAGACCTAGTGAGTAAGATGTTTAACATAGCCATTGAGTCTTCACTGCCTGTTAAAGTTTTAAGAGTAAAGTCATTGGTACTATACATACCTAACTTCTTTATCTCACTACCTTCTAATGGTGTAAACATTCTAGGTAGTTCATGGGTCTTCTCTTCCCATTGCATTTTTACTTCTCCTTTTTTAAGTCCAGATTTATAGTGTCCAATAGGTACTTGTACCCTATATTTAATAAGCCCACCATAAAGAAGAGCATTAAGATGGTCGCCAGAATTGGGATTAAAATCATCATACTTATGATAGCCATGTAATCGTACATCGAGTTTTGATATTTGTTCATTCAGTTCATCTCCTAACACTAGTGATTTATTATAGTCAAAGTTAAGACCATTGTATTCCATCTCTTGTAGTACCATTAAGTCTTGATTATGTAAAGAGATAAGTCGTGCTATCTCTGGTCGCTTTGCTATTTCTTTTTGTTGTAGTAACATAACTTTTTCTGTTAAGTCTACATCTTGATTTAGATAATCAATTAATATATCTAATGGTATCTCATCAGTGTCTATACCATTCTTCCAGTAGTTTTCTTTAACTTCATCTAGCTTACTACCTAACTCGTAATACTCTGCTACACCATTGAGAGATGGATAAGGGTTAGCTTGATTACGCAGTATAAATTCTACTAACTGACAATCCCAAATTCTTTTCTTACTAAAGTTTATACCATATCTTTTAAGCCAATGTAAATCAAACTTAATATTAAACCCCACCAACACATCTGCATTATCCACGGCTATTTGGATTTCGTTCAGCAATTCTTGGTGAGGGTCTACGGAGTATTCTATATCATATGTCCTATGTCCATCTAATCCTACAAGCATTAACTTGTTAGTCCTATCAAATGGATTGCCTGTGTTACTTGTATTTGTTTCAACATCTAATGTTAAATACTTCATTTAATCTCCTTATATCTTGCAATCTCTGGTTGTAGTAATACTCCTGTATTACCATGTCTTAGGTCAGGTAGAGAATCTTTATCTCCTAACAATTTATTCTTACTAATGTTTAGGTATCTCATATTACTTGTGTTATCTGATTCTTTACCTATGCCTAGTATCCAGTCAGCTTCACCTTGCTTTGCAGTCTTGCTGCTGTCTACATCATCCATTGTAAGCCATACCTTACCTTCTCCTGTACCTCCAGCTTGAGAGACAGCTATTACTGGTGCATATTGTTTAGCTAATTCTCTTGCCCATTGATACAAAGCTTTTAGTTGCAAGTCATGTCTGTCTGCTTTAAATCCTTTTACCTTATCTATCTGGTCAAAGATAATTAATGCTGGCTTAGTTTCTTTAAGTATCTCTTCTATTCTACCAGTACTTGATGAGTCTTCAAAGTCATATATTTTTATTCTATCTTGACATATTTCTTTATAACTTTTATGGTTGTCTTTTATGTTCTCGAATAGTTTCTTATTGTCAAGACCTAGCAATGCTTGGTAACATCTTACTGCTACTTTTTTGCCTTGTTCTTCATTGTTAAACCATATGATATCTCCATCAGTTTGACTTATCATGTGTGTTATCTCACTAGCAAGGAAGGTGGTCTTACCTGTCTCTGGTCTAGCAAAAATAAATCCAAAGTCTCCTTTTCGTAATGAGCCTAGTGATTGATTAAGCCAATTTAATCTCCATCTTAATCCTGCTTTGCCTACTTGTGATTGGTATAGGTCATCTAATGACATGTCTACAGAGTTAGCTTTCTCTACTGGTATATCATTCTGTTCAAACTCTTGGAACTTACCAATTAAATCTTTTACTTTGGCACTACCTTCTTCTACATCAAGTGCTACTTTAGCTATGTCTCCAGCTAAAGCTCTTCGTCTATGTTCTTCTAGTAGTTCAGCAAGAGCATCGACATTAGTTATTTCTTTAGCAAGAATTCTATCTATCAATTCTTCTACTTGTTTTCTTTCACTATCTTCTAGGTAATAAGAACTATTATAATGTATTAATAAATTATCTTTACTAATACTATTACTATCTTTATACTTATTATAATAACTATTAACTACTATAAATAACTTATATATATTACTATAGTTATTCTTTATATAACTTAGTCTAACATACTTATAGTATTTTGTCAAGTAGTTTTTATCACTTATAAATAATTTAAGTATTAACTCTTCAACCATTTGTTTATCTCCTGTTTGTTATACTCTTTAGGGTCTAGTTCTGTTACAATTACTTTACTAGTTATTCCTATCTCTCTTAGCCTATTGGTAATTCTTACTGCATTTTTAGCCTTGTCTCTATCTAACCATACATATACTGCTTTATATGTACTTAACTTATCTTCTATTTCTTTTGAAAGACTACTACCTAGTAATGGTATACTAGAGTAGTCTTCTGTTCTTGCTATCTTAATAGATGATAGTACGTCTTCTACTAGTATAACAGTCTTACCTTTACCATACAAGAGGCATGGCTTGTTGCCATTACTCTTATACTTTTGATTACCAAAGCCAAAGTTTCTAGCTTGCCAATATGTTTTGGTCATGCATAGTACTAACATATCCATAGGACTCCAACGAATCTTATACTTTTCTACTTCTTTTGAAGTAATATTATATTTTAGTAGCCACTTCCAAGCCTGTGGTGGTATATCTTCTACTACATTTATAGGATAATGATTATTAACATTAGCTGTTTTATTTATACGAGAGCGTAATGATTTTAAATCATTCTTTTTAACATAGTGTTGGCAACCAAAACAAAATTGGTGGTCTGTATAATCTCCAAGATTATCTTTACTACCACATTTTGGGCATGACATGTGCCTTATAAACTTACTCACTATCTTTGTCTAGTTCTACTATAGTAAGTATCTCATTGACTGCTCCATTACATTCATTACACAAATCAACATACTCACCTGTAGTATCATTCTTTCTTGTTGATTCTTGGTCTGATAAATTCTTATCACATGCTTGGCATTTCATTATACTTTCTCCTTATGAACCACTAAACATATTACTATCTTTGTCTTCTACATTACCATCTTCAGACTTACGTAAGTTTTCTTCTGCCCATTCTGCTTCAGTAGGATGACAGCAATCATCATCATCTTCTGGTTCGTAACAATTTGTACCTTTTTCCATTAGTTATTCTCCTGATACTTCGATTAATCTATGATTGTATTCAGCTAAGAAAGCCATACGCAATTCTTGTTTAGCATCTTTAGACAGCATACTAATCATAGTGGTTGGTCCTTGTGATAACACAAGTTCGTTAAAGTCTGCTACTACTGCATTAATGTGAGACTCTTCTAGTAGTTCTTCGTACCTATCTTCTTTGTTTTTATCATTTTCTATATGACTCATTATGTTCTCCTTATATATATATTATACCATACTATAGTAGTAAAGTCAATCTCTCTTTGTTAGAAAGAGAAAGACTTGTTCCAACTATTTACATCGGCATCATCTGACAGTTCATCAATTGTCATAATATCTTCTGGGTTTATACCAGAGAATACTAAAGGATTTCTAATGTCTGAACTGATGAGACTGCAGGTAGAGCCTTCGATTGAGGCTACCTCCAACCATTCTTTTTCTTTAATGATGTGAGTATTATCTCCTGTACCTATAGTTATATCTCGTTGTGTTTCTACCCACTCACCTACTGTAGGCATAGCTATACTAGTCGGCATAGGTTTTTGCCATTGCTTATAGTATCCGTTACCTCTCCAACCAGTGTTTACTATTGGTTCAGGTTTCTTGTAGCTATTATTACTATACCATACTTTGTTATACCAATGACCTTTATCTTCATTCATGATATTAAACTCACCATGTCTGTCAAGAAAGACTAGCTTACTATATCCAATAACATTCTCAATAAGTTCTTGAGTAGGGTCATCAAACAATGCCATGTTACCATGTTTAGCTACTATCTTTTTAAGTATAGCGTCATTGAATTGTATAGTGTCTGATAGTTTATCATCACCATAACCTGATATGATACCATTGTGTATAAAACCAAGACCCTCATTAACTAAGAAAGGATGACAGTTTTCTTTGTCAGTCTTACCATGTGTCTTGATACGGAAATGAACCAATGCTTGTTTCATTTGATGTTGTTTATAATTATCATAAAATTCTTTGAATGTAAAGAAACCTTTATGAGTATGTAGCTTTTTGTTTTCTGCAAACATAAAGCCTGCACCATCTGGGTTAGCATTGAAACATCTTTCTAAACTTGCCTTACTAATTTTAATTCCTTGTGGTTTATATATTGCTATGCACATAATGAACTCTCCTTTATATGAGTATGTAATTCTTTAAACTCTTTCTTTCTTTTGTCTAGCCAAGACATGAAAGATTTATAGTGTGTTTGTTCTCTAATAGTACCAGAGAGAACTGCTGGTTGGCAATAACTTATCATTGCATTTACGAATTGCATTTTAATTCTAAACTCCTTAGTATTTTTAGGACTAGAAAATATTCTTAGTTCTATGGTTTCTTTGTTATTAAGATTAACAAAGTTATATCTGTTAGCATATCCTCCTTTATCTACATTATGAGGTTTAGTAATGTTATAATGACTATCAGGTTTCTGATAATTAGTAGACCCTCGTCCTGCTACTAGTGTCATAAAGTTTTTATTGTCTTGTCGATTAATAAACTCTGTAAGTTTACCTGCTCCCATTGATGTAAAAGCTTTACGACTAATATGTACATGCATACCACAAGATTTATGTGGATGTATATAATCAGGTAAATCATCTAAGAATGATTCATAAACTTTCATATGTTGATGATACATAGCAGGTCTTGATACTATTTCAAAGCCATTGCTTATAGAACCATCATCTTTCATAAGAGCATGACCTAACATTTTATTACCTACATAGAATCTACCTGCTTGTCTATTCTCTACTTGGTATTCTATTTCTATACCAAGGTAAGGTATATTAGTTTCTAGTGCTGACTTATCTGCAAATCCTAGTTCATCTTCTACTTTAAATGAATAGTTTTGTATATCATAATCCATACCAGCACAATTTACACATAAATCAAGGGCAGTTAAATGGTCTACAGGACATTCTCTACCACATTCAAGACAGAAGTCAAGCACTAGATTCTCTCTGTTGTAACACTGACCATCAACTATAATTTCATTTTCTAGTATCCACATATTTACACTTGAGTTATAAGAATATCCTTTAGATGTTAAATATGCATCAGTACAAAAACGACTAACTCTTCTGTTCAGACCAGATAAATTTATAAGTTTTGAAGCTATT